GTAAAACTTGATGCTAACAAGGACGGTAAAATCACCGGGCAAGACTTTAAAATGCTCAAAAAGAAGTAATGAAAGCTCAAAAAAAGAAAGTAATGGTTGACGCTCCCTCTGGATATCACTGGATGTCCGAAGGGGGGCGTTATTTCCTTATGAAGCACGAAGGAAAGTTCGTTCCGCACAAAGGTGCATCGCTAAAAGCAGCCTTTAAGATCAAGTCGGCACATTAATCTCCTCTTCACCCTCTAATTTCCTATAGAAACGCTGGACTAATAGTCTGGCTTTCTGCGTTATAGCGTACCGGACACGGTAGTTAAACTTCTTTTCTTCAAATATAGCTTCCTGATAGCTAGTCGGACTCAGTCTATCAAAGTATTTGAAGACGTAGTCGTTATGAGAAAGTGGATATATAATGCGCTGCCCTAACTTAGCCTTGCTATAATAGTAGTACTCAGACATATGATCTAAAGTGAAGAACTGATAGTCGTAAGCAAAGAGTAAAAACCGCATCTGAGCCTCTGTAACATCGTAGTTTCCAACGACATCCTTCATTGCAAGTGTAAAATACTTTAAGTAAGACTTGTTTATAGTTCCTTCATCCCGCATTCTAAACTCACGGAACTTAGACCTCTTGTTACGCTTCCTCATTTTTACTAAATTTGCATATAATACACAAATATACAGGAAATGGCTACTCTAAGCGGAAATAAAGTAAAAGACACGTACTCATCACTATTAAAATTGAGTTCAAACAGTGTAACAACTACATTGAAAGATGTAGAAGACGGATCTGGGACTACTTCAGCACTAAAACTGTCTACTACAACTGTTGGTGTGGATGCTCTAAACTTTAGTAGCCTTCCAGCCACAAGTGATTCTGAATTAACAGTTCTTTTAGTAGATGGGAGTAATAACGTTGTTAAGCGTGAGCTAGATTCAAGTGCTTTTTCTTCTTCCACAGTTGTTTTTGCAAATCCTATGTGGGTACTAAGACCTAATGCGTCTTATACTCTAACAGCTTCGGCAGCTACGCCAACACAAGCAGCCGTTAGCAACGGAAGCAATAGTTCGTCTCACGAGGTAAATGATAGCGCTAACCATTTTCAAACTAGCTCTACTACTACAGGCGCTGTAACTGTACAACAGGCTGGATTAGTTAAGATAGATGTAAACTTTATTTTAGAAGTAACTTCTGGAAATACTGATGTTATAGTAGATGTTATGGAAAAACCTAGTGGAGGTTCCGCTGCTGTTATACAGTCCATAACAAGAGCGCACGCCTCTACAGGAAACACAGCTATTGGATTTTCTTTAGTTCGTCACGTAGATGAGGATACTGATCTTTACTACACCGTTAGAAATTCTGGAGGTGGTGCTTCAATGCTTATTACATCTACATTTATTTTAACTAAACTTGACTAATGACTGAAAAACAAAAGGATTGCATATTAGAGATTAAAGAGCTTATGTTAGCTATTAATTCTGTAGTTCAAAAACACGAACTATCTGATGAGTTCATAGCTTGCGTAGCAATAGGATTTTTAGATATGGATACTTCTTACGTAGATGAAGAAGGCGCACAACGTGCTGATATGAGTTTATTATCTTCCTTTTCAGTGACAGATGAAGAGGAATTAGATGACTTACTTTCCTATTGTGTAGAAGCATACAGAGAAGAAAACAAACCAGACACATCTAGTATTGATTACTGGTTAGGATTATCCCGAAGAAACGGGGACATTAATTAAATAAAAAATGATTAGAAAAATTGTAATCGGGCGTGACCCGAAAGACGCTATGGCGTACTATGTCGGTATGCGAGCAGGTGCAGGAAAAGTGAGCGCAATCATTGAAGATGAGGCGCATTTACACAAGTTCTCTAAAAAACGGTATCTCATATACATAGAGAATCAAGATGGGACAATGCTTTGGAAAGCAGTAGACTCTATGCCTTGTATTCTTGAGTATGATTTAAATTTCGATTAATATGAAACCGCTTCACCATTTTATAGTAAGATTACCAGAGAAGTTTAATGACGAGTTGAAGATAAGTGAAGAAACTACTATTAAGGTTGTCACTAAGTTTAATGAGTTTGAACACAGGGTAAACTACGGTGAGATAGTAGGATGCCCTAAAGACTGCCCTTCAGAAAACTGTGAGGGGTCTATTTTATATTTCCATCACCACGTTGTTATGGAACAAATGTATGACTTAGGAGATGACTTATACTTGGTTAATTACGAGCCTTTCGGAGGATATGCAAACCACGCTATTGCAATCGAAGATAAAGCTGGTAATATTAATATGCTTGGGGATTGGTGTTTTGTTGCACCCCCTATTGAGAAAGAAGAGGAAACAAGTAATTCTGGCATCATTCTTAGCCTCAAGGAAGAACCAGAACTGGAAGGTGAGCTACTCACGCTACCCGAAGATTCAGAATGGATTGGAACAGAGCCTGGTGATTTGGTGGGTTACACGAAGAATTCAGAATACGAAATGGAACTCCTGAATGGAGACAAAGTGTATCGTATGAGAACAACAGAGTTAGTGTATGTCAAAGAAGCGTAAATTCACCACAGTAGAAGCGTCAACAAGGTTACTGTCTTCAATGGAGGTGGCAATCAATAATATGATTGACGAAATTAGAAAGCCTGTAGACGGTGATCTGTCTGGATCACAAAGAAAGGCTGAATTACAAAGTATTAAGCAAACAGCAACAGATGCAAAAGAACTACTCATCGAATACCAGAGACTTGAACAAATGGTTAGAGAACTCCGAGAAACCGGAGGAATTGAAGCAGAGCAAGACTACTCAGGAGGATTCGCAGAAAAGTTCTCCAAGTAATCAAATATTCTGTTATTGGGATTATTAATTAAATGAAATGGCAGGTCTTAAAAAAGTTGAGGGGTATGACGAATACATTGTTAGTATATGTCCCAACGATACGCAGGGTGAGGTTATCACCATCGGTGGGGTTGATATTCAACTTCCCAAGGTTCCTCATAAAAAAGAAATCCTCTTTAATGATAGGGAGCGCAATATGCAAATGTGGGAAAGACTTCCTGTGCCAGCAGAATTGCAGAGGATTCGCTCTATGGATGAGTGGTATGAAATGCCATCCGACTTCAAAAAGCGTTTTTCTCCGTACATCGAAAAAGAGTTTGACCGTAGGCGTAACGGTGTTTGGTTCTACAATAATGGTAAGCCTGTCTACATTACAGGGAGACATTATATGCTCCTCCAATGGAGCAAAATGGACATCGGATACGCCTCGTACCTAGAATTTCAAAGAAGACTATTTATTCACTTCGCAGCTTGTGAAACAGACCCTAGATCTATAGGTCAAATGTATACTAAGTGTAGACGTTCTGGATACACTAATATGTCTGCTGCTATACTTGTGGATGAAGGCACTCAGGTAAAAGATAAGTTATTAGGGATACAGTCTAAAACGGGTAAAGACGCACAGGAGAACATCTTTATGAAAAAGGTAGTTCCTATGTTTAAAAGCTATCCATTCTTCTTTAAACCTATACAAGACGGTACTACCAATCCACGTATGGAATTAGCGTTCCGTGAGCCATCTAAGCGTATTACTAAGAAGAATAAAACCTCTAATAAAGGAGAGGCTCTCAATACTATTATTAACTGGAAGAACACTACTAATAACGCATATGATGGTGAAAAACTTCACCTTATGTATTTAGATGAAGCCGGAAAGTGGGAGCGCCCTACAGATATAAGAGAAGCCTGGAGGATTGAAAAAACCTGTCTCATTGTTGGTAGAAGAATCATAGGCAAGGCTTTAGTGGGATCTACTGTAAACCCTATGGATAAGGGAGGTAATCAATACAAAGAACTTTGGAGAGATTCAGATCCAGAAGATAGAAACGCAAATGGAAGAACAAAAACTGGTCTTTATAGATTATTTATACCCGCCTATGAAGCGCTTGAAGGATTCTTCGACAAGCACGGAAATCCTATTATTGAAGACCCTCAACATCCTGTACAAACGATTGATGGGGATTATGTAGATATAGGGGCTAAGACGTATTTAAAGAACGAGAGAGATGCCTTAAAACACGATGCTCGTGAGCTTAATGAATTCATACGTCAGTTTCCGTTTACTGTAGATGAAGCGATGCGTGATTCTATTGAAGGTTCTACATTTAACATTGGTAAAATATATGAGCAGGTAGAGCATAATCAAGAGCTTTATCCTAATCCTGTAGTTCGTGGAAACTTTCAGTGGAAGGATGGGGTAGCTGATAAAGAAGTTATGTTCAGTCCTAATCCACAAGGCAGGTGGAGAGTGTCTTGGATGCCACCAAATGAACTTAGAAATAAGTACGTAATTAAGTACAACAAGAAGCATCCGGGTAATGATCATATAGGTGTTGGTGGAGTCGATAGTTATGATTTGGATTCTACTACAGACAATAGAGGGTCTAAGGGTGCTTGTCACCTATACAATAAGTTTAGTATGGC